TATATAAAGAGCTAAAAATTCTCTTATAATAGGCACGAGCGAAACACTCCCCACTCAAAGGAGGGTCTTACAAATCAAGACACAATTTATTGCGCCCCTACACAAGACTACGCCAATCGGAGTGTCTTCTTCCTCATTACACACAACCTCTGCTTACTGACCTCCCAACAACATAGGGCGAATTGCATCACATACTCCGCTGCGCCAGCTCGCGGACTTTGCCCCTACGACACACGCAAAAAACCTCATGCCAATATCAATGATCAATGATTAATAACCTCTGTTCACTGACCCCTGTTCACTGACCCCTGTTCACTTTTCACTTTTCACTTTTCACTCTTCACTCTTCACTGCCCTCTCCCCTCCCACTTCTATTCTCATTTCTCACAACAATTCTTCTTGACTTGTACATCAAAAATGTTGTACTTTTGCATCGAATTTAAAACAGGTCTTAGGCGTTAGTCTACGAAACCCTAAAACCTCATAATCCTAAAACCATGAACAAAGAAGAATTTTTATCGCTCTTGACAGAGAAATTTTCAGGAATGGATGCCGCTCACTTGGAGTCCTTAGCTGCTTCCTTGGCTGCCCAACAGCCTGATGCTCACCAAGGACAAGCCTTGGTCAATAAGCTCACCACAGAGCAAGTGGCGGACTATCTTGCGGCAACAACCCCCACCCCGACAGGCACACCCCCTTCTGTAGCAGGGGATACACCAAGTGCTGCGGACTCCTTGGACAAGCGCATCGAGGAGAGTGTACGAAAGGCTGTGCTGGCTTTCGAACAGCGCCTAAGCCTATTCGAGACACAACAAAAACAACAGCTACAACACAACCGCCTTCAGGAGGTACTCGCCCAGTGCCAAGATAGCAATTTCCGCATGCAGAGTCTTCGCGACTTCCCCCTAATGCACTTTGCTACCCCTGCCGATTTCGAACAATATTTACAACAAAAGAAAAATGACGTACAACAGGCAAATCAAACCCTCGCCAACAGAAGCTTGGCATTACAACACCCACCTTTTTACACCAAGGAGACACCGCGCCAGAATGTCTCTCCTGCGGTGGTCTCTTTTATCCAACTCCAAGCCAACGCACAGCAACAATTCAAAGGAAAACAAGTATAACTCTTTTACCAACAACGACCTATGAAATTACACATTACCGAATCCTACCCCTCCCCAGGTCTTTTTATGCACACCCTGGCCGACCTCCCCGGTGGGGTAACCATTACAACAGAGGTCTTAGGGGGCGCTAAACTGATCGTAGGAACGCCTATCGGCAAGGACTCCCTCGGGCGCTATGCTGCCGTGAAAACAGCCCGAACCTCCACTACCCTGACAAGCGCCTCTGCTACTGAGATAAAGATTGCCAAGGGACATCACTTCCTCCCTGGGGACTATATCGCTGCGGATACCGCTAAGGGGCAGAAAATCAAAACAGTCAATAAGCAAAACCCTGAGTATGACCTCCTGACTCTTGAGACGGCTTTAGGAGTGGAACTCCCTAAGGAAACACCGCTGTTCCAGTCCAAGGGCAATGACCTCCTCCCCAAGGTAACCCCCTTGGCTTTGGCCTCCTACACCTACTTGGTGCCTATGCGCGACAACCTTTTCTGTGCCGCTTGGGTGAGTTGCGTAGTGAGTGAAGCCCTCATGCCCCCTATGCCTAAAACCATCAAAGACGCCCTCAAAGGAGTTATCTTTTTATAATGATCAATGATTAATTTTTAATGATTAATGAGCAATGATCAATCTCGTTTGTTGGTATGAACGTTTCGCTTTTTAAGACACAATAAATTGCATCTCTACCATAACGCTGGCTATGATTAATGTTCAATGATTAATTTTTAATGATTAATGATTAATTGCTGTTTACTAAAATTACGTATTAAAAAAAATGAATGCATCACTTATGACAGGTCTTAACCAGACCGATTTGCAAGCGGTTGTAGGCTCCTACAATCTCGAACAATATTATTATCCTACTCTTTTTCCTTTGCGAGAGGCTTCTACCCTCTCGTGGCGTATGCTTCAGGGGCAAGCAGGGCTGAAAGTAGCCGGAGATATCATCGCTCGTGGCGCTTCTATTCCTAAGAAAAACCGCAAAGGACTCTCTAAGCTCTCTGGGGATATCCCTAAGCTCTCGATCGCTCGCGAGAAGAATGAGGACGAACTCACTGAGTACGACCTAATGGTGGCTGCCTGTGGCGCCAACCCCGATATGCTCTCCCTTATCGAGTTCTGGGCTGATGACACCAAGGCCTGTTGGCATGGTATCGCTGCTCGTGCCGAATGGATGGCACTCCAACAGATTTCCTTAGGACGCTTCTCGCTGACTACCGAGAACAACGCTTCTGTAGTAAGTCAGTACGACTTGGATTACCAAATCCCTGCCGCTCAGAAAATAGGAGTAGAGGCCTCTTACAACAATAATACCACCGGAAAACCCCTCTCCAAGGACTTCATCAAGGCCTTACGCTTAGGGCAACAGCTCCACGGGGTCTCTTACAAATATGCCTTTATGAACGTGGATACCTTCCTCAAGTTTGCCTCACAAGAGGAAGTAGGCAAGCGCTGTGCTCCCTATGCCAATGCTCCCCTTGCCGATGCTCCTGACCTGAGTACCGTCAATGCCTACCTTGCCAAGCATGCCGAGACTTATCGCGGTTTGCAGATCATCGTCATCGACCAGGAGATCTCCTTGCAATCCATCAGTGGGGAGACAAGAACGGGCAACCCCTTCGAGGACGACGTGATTCTCTTCTCCGAAAGCAAGGTCTTGGGCAATACCTACTGGAAAGCTCCTATCGATATGAAGATGACTTCCTCCCACGCCCTAAAGGTGCTCCACGGGCATACCCTCATCAAGAAGTATTCCGAAGAATCCCCTGTGCGCGAGGTCACCGAGGGTATCGCCAACCTCTTCCCTGCCTGGAACCTCGCCGCTCGCTCCATCCTTATGCAAACCAATAGCACCTCATGGAACAAGAACTAATGACCAATGCTCTATACCTGAGCCGTACCCTCTCGCCCTTAGGGATAGAGAAGGAAACCCTCGAGCTGCTTCTGCTCAAAGCGCAGCTATCTCCACAAGCCCCCGTGGAGATAGCCCGCTGCGACAGAGCCATCTACCAATTCTTCTCCCTGATACTGGCACCCGCCTCCCTGAAGAAAAGCGAAGGTACCTACTCCCAAAGCTGGAACTTAGAAGCCCTCAAGGAGTACTACACCGCCCTATGCTATGAGCTGGGCGAGCGCAACATCCTCTTCCCCTCCCACGCCCCTAAACTCAACGATCAATCACAGATATGGTGATGAAGAGTGAAGAACGGAGGAAGTGAAGAACGAAGAACGAAGAACGGAGGGAGTGAAGAACGAAGAACGAAGAATGTAGCCAGCGAGTGCCCACAGCTAACTTCACTCTTCACTCTTCACTTTTCTCTCTTCTCTCTTCACTCTTCACTCTTCACTCTTCACTCTTCACTCTTCACTCTTCACCACATACCCAAGCTCATTCGCTTGGCTACACTTTTCACTCTTCACTTTTCACTTTTCACTCTTCTCTCTTCACTCTTCACTCTTCACTTTTCACCACATACCCAAGCTCATTCGCTTGGCTACACTTTTCACTCTTCACTCTTCACTCTTCACTCTTCACTCTACTCAAAAATGCTTTACCCTCATTATCTTTTTCTTCTTACTCCTTCGCTCTCCCAGCAGCGGGATGATGGCACATGGACGGCGAGTACCCTCTCGCGCTCCTTTGCCTGTCGCTGCTTGCAGGAGGCCAATAGCAAGGGGCAAGAAGTACCTCTGGCCAATAGCCTCTACCATCATGTACAGACCGCCAATGCCTCCTTCCGCCGCTTCGCCTATGTGGTGTACCTCCCCCGCGATGCCCCACACATTGCCGAGGGCTCCCTTATCCTTATTGCCAACGACCCCGAAGGCAACGACCCCCGTAGCTGCTCCATCGTACAGAAATACGACCAAGGACAGCTGCATAATAGAATCTTTTTATAATGATCAATTTTTAATGATCAATGATTACTCATTATTCGTTGCTCATTACTCATTATTCATTGACCATTAATCATTAATCATTGTTCTCGTGACTTTCGAAATAGAAACCCACCTTTACCAGCTTCTTTCCACACCTGAGGTAAGGAAGCGTCTTGGACTCAGTGGGGGCATTTACTTAGGCAATGACCGTCCTAATGACTCACAGAAGGAGGATATAGTCATCCAGTGTCTTGCCTGCCGCTATCTTCGCCCCAAGGGACAACCCCCGAGTGAGAAGCTACCCCCTCCCAGTGGGCAGGCACAGATTCTCCTCTATGTCCCTGACCATTACGTATATATGGGGAGGATAGGCGCCCAATACGTATCCCCACGCTACCGCCTGAAAGAACTCTGCCAAGAGGTTATCAGCGCCCTACGTGCCTCATGGGTACAGGGAAACATACACTATATTATTGACAAACAAACTCTTACTTCTTTTGCAAAAATACACCAACATGCAGCCACTATCACCCTACGTTTTTAAGAAACAATATCTCCCCTACGCCATTGAGAGCGAACGACTTACGGGTATTTCCGCCCTATTTAGTCTTGCCCAAGCGGCGCTGGAGACAGGCTGGGGCGCTCATACCCCCGGCAATATGTTTTTCGGTATCAAGGCCACCGCACTCACCCCTGACCACCTCAAGCAGCTGTTGCGCACCCAAGAGATACTCCCTAAGCCCGCTCGTAAGGGCGACTTCCCCGAGATTCTCAGCATCACCCCGCTGCCCAATGGCAAATACCTACACGTGGTCAAGGACTGGTTTCGCCGCTACGACTCCCCCGCCGAGAGCTTCCTGCACCACGCCCGACTGCTCACCCGCAACCCTCGCTATCGCCAAGCACTCCTCCACCGCGAAGACCCTCTCGCCTTTGCCCACTTCATCGCACAAGCAGGCTATGCCACCGACCCCGACTACGAAGGCAAACTGAGGAGAATCATATCAATGATCAATGATTAATGATCAATGAACAATGAGCAATGAACAATGAGCAATGAACAATGAGCAATGAACAATGAGCAATGAACAATGCACAATGCACAATGATTAATGATTAAAAATTAAACATTAATCAT